GCCGATAGCTTCGCAAAGTGCTTCCGATCTGTAACCAGAGGTAATAGTAATGGGTTTATCAAAGTGCGCACGAACCGGTTCCAAAATTTCATAACATACATTCTCCAAGTTTTTAATATCACCTGCTCCTGGTGAGTTGTCAATACCTTTTCTGGTTGCGGTCATTGACTTGGTCATCTCTTCGAGTTTAAAATGTTTACTAAGCTGCATGATTTTTTAGTGTAAGATTAAAGTAAATATAACATATCCCATGCCAGTGATCAATGCACCAGTAGATACCAATAAGATACTTTCTATGCGGTTTATTTGACGTTCAAGCTTATGTATTTTATCATGAGTTTGCTTTTGCATGATTCTGCAAAGTTTTTCATGGTCTTCAATTTTTTGTAATGCGTTCTTAGCCATTAGGTTCTCCCCGCAATTATTTTTTCTGACGGTGATAGTAATGCTTGTTCAGTCCTTGTCAAGTTAGTAACGGGATTTTTTTGCTGTGTATTTGGTGCTAATTTTGGCATAGGTTGTGTATCTAAAGGTGGTGTGGGTAATTTAGATTGGTCCCGTGCCGAAGGTTTAATAATAAAATCATCTACGTTTAAAATATAATCATTGTTTAAGAATTGAGCTTTAGATAATATTTTTTCCATAATAGCTAATATTTTACTATTACCATCTAACGGGTTTGGTAAACCTTTTTCTCTTGCATCTTCCAGTGCTTTTTCATGGGCCCATTTCATGTCAGAACTAAATGGTACAAATCTGTTCTTCATCATTTGTATATATAAATTTCCTTTACCTCTATCATAAAACTCTTTGTAAATTTTTTTAGGATTTTCTCCAAGCACAATAGCTGCATCTATTTTTCTTCGCAAAGCACTTAAAGATTCTAATCTTTTCTTGTTAGCTTTCCAATATTGTTCAAGAATAAAGTTTCTATCTGTTACAGGATCACCGGTAAACATATCTTCCGTAATTAATTTTCTTTGATTTCTTTCAGCTTCCACGAAGTCAGCAACTGCAAAGTTAATAACATCTAAAGGATAAATTTGAACGGGTCTTCCTCCAAAGAATCCCATCATCTCATTTGGTATATCATATTTTTTCCCTCTAATAGTTTGATCTGTTGCTGCTGCATACAATCTTTTTAACTGAGGATAAGATAATGGAGATGCCGTATAACCAAAATGCGTTACACCTTTAATCCATTTATCAATTAGATCATCTTCAGGGTTCCATACTCTGTTACCATCTCTGTCTTCTCCTCCTCTAATAAATAAATCAGCCACCAATCCATAGTAAATAGATTCACCAATAAATGGTTCTATTAATCTATCTAATCCTCTTACCATTCCTTCCATCATGTCAGGAATTAATGCTTTTTCATTTTGTATTTCTGACTGTGAGATAACTGATTGAACTGGGTTGACTACGGTATCATAGAAAAATGCTCCACTAAAATCTACGTATTTATAATTTCCTTCTTCATCTCTTATAGGTATTAATGTTGAATCAACAGACCACGGCGCTACCATTTCTCTCATAGCTTGTAATTGTTCTCTTGTAATTCCATACAATCCCCTTGCTCCTTCAACTAACATAGTTGGTATAACTGCATAAGCTGTTCCTAATCCTATTAACCTTTCATATCCATTTCTTTTTAAAACCGGGTCTTTAATTTCTCTTAATCCTCTTTGTAAAATGTGAGCTGTTGTTCTCATAATTTCTGCTGGCCATGATACGAAATTTCCTAATGGTGATCTTCTAGTTGCTTTAACAAAGTCAGATACATAAGCGTAGTTTGGTAATGTATTTCTAACTGTTTGAGCTGCTGTTTTATACATCTCTATGTCACTAGGTATGTCGGCGTTGGTATATTTTTTTCCTGTTGCAGGATTTTTAATTCCTTTAGCCACTGCATTGTTCCATGCTCTTCGAAGCTTGTATGATTCGCCAAAAAAATTTGTCATTTTCCAAATATCATCTTCAGCAACGTACATATCTTGAGCCCACTCAGTAGTTTTAGCAATCTTTTTCATTTTATTACCAAACATTTTAAAAGCTCTACTAAAAAAGTCTCCACCTTTTTCAATATCAGTAATGATTCCCATAACTTCTCTATAAGTAGCACTTGAGTTAACCATTCCTTCATCTAAAAAAAATTGATACCACGCTTGATCAGCCGGCTGATTTAAATACTTAGGATTACCTGTAAGTCTATACATAGTTTGTGGTTGAATAGCTCTGAACGATTGTGAAATAGCTTTAGCCATTTCTGTTGGTGGAATAAATATATTACCAGTTGCAATAGTTGTTACTGCTCCTGATGTAAAGTTTCTTCCATGCGTGAAAGGACCTAGAACTGTTTTACCAAATTGAGTTAAACCTTTTGGTATTAAAAATAAATATCTGTACGCTAAACTTTTAGTAATACCACTTAAAGGAAGTTTGTCTCCAAACTTCATTGCTTTTTCTATAACATCATTAGTAAACATTCCATCTAATGGACTTGTGTAATATTCTTCTGCCAAATTAGCACTTAATTTTAAACCATTAGGAGATACATTAATATTTTTTAATCCAGGTTGATTCTTTGCACCTTTAAAAGCAGAGATAGCTTGTAATCTGTTAGGATAAAATAAACCTTTTTGACCTTGTGATATTAACAAATCAGATGCTTCTTTCATTGCATTATAAAAATTATCTCTTGCTGCAATACCACCTAAATCTTCCATAGTATTTACAATAATTCTTTCCGCGTTTTGATTAGCACCAAATAATTTTTTAAATGCTTCTAGATCTGATTTTTTTTGAATTAATCCTCCCGCCTTATCAGCTTTAAATTTTCCACCACTCGTTATATTTTCTGCTATATTTTTAAGTTGTGTAGCTTTGTCTGCACCAATACTTTGAATAGGATAAACAAATTCTGGAGTTCTAGTAAGTGGATTTAAAGAAACATTATCTGCAATATCATACACCGCATCTCTTGCATTGGCTTTACTTAAACTAACTCCATTTGCTCTAGCATATCTTACAAATACATCGGCAACTTCATCAACCATGTCATTAGTAATTTTATAACCACTAATCGGACCTACTCCTTTATCAGTTAAAATTTTATATTCTGTTGATAAAAAATTCTTAAATCTATCATTCATTATTTGATTAAATTCTTTAGGAGCTACGTTTAAATTTTTTCCTTGAAGTATAGAATTTTTAAATACATTCATTGTGTCTCTGTATTTAGTTAAGTTAGCTAATAAAATATCAACGTCTTTTTGTTTTGCCCCTAATTTAATTAAAGATTTTGCAAATGCTCCTTCATTTTTAAAACCAGGAAAAACTATTTTTCCTTTTTTAATTACATCATCTGTACTTTTCATAAAATTAACAAGCATCTCGTTAATTAAATTTGAATCATCTACCGCTTGTGCAGATTTTCTTGTAGCTTGAAATATATTATTATAATCATAACTAATTCTTCTATTAAGTTCTTGGGCCATGTTTCGTGCTACGGCTTGCTTTCCTTCTAATCTTTGTACACCTCTAAATATTTCTCTAGGTCTATCGGATCTAGCTCTAAAAGGTTTCATCACCCATTTATCAGCCCAACGTTCTGCAGCTTTAGTACTGTACGCTGCATCTTTTCCATACTTGGAAGCCCACTTTCCAAATTTACCTACGCCATAAAAGAAAGGTGAAATGGGAAATGCCATTTCTCCACCAAGCTTTAATCGGTTTGTTAATTTTCTTATAGCATCATCAGAAGATGTTTCTTTTTGAGTTCTATCTAAGGCACTATAATGACCTGGTTCAAATAACCAGTCGCCCCATGTTCCAATGTCTTCTGTGTCAGCAACTAAAGCTCCAGTTACCCCTCCTCCAACTGCAATAGCTCCCCATTTTTTTGCTCTTTTTCCAAAGCTTAATTCTTTAGCTTTATCTGCTGCGTTTTTTAAATTTCTATTATTAGAAGAAATGTAACGACCATTCTTTTTTGCATCGACTAATTTGTCTGCAATTTCTTTTCCCTTCTTTTTTAAACTTAAAGGATCATCTATAAATTTCATTAAAGGTTTACCAGCTGCTCGCCAGTTACCATACATTGATGTTAAAAATTCTGTTATTCTTCCCGCTCCTGTTGCTCTTGCTTTTTCTTCTGAGTATTTCATCATCTCACCTACAACAGTTTGATCAAACCATGCATCTAATTTAGCTACATTAGTTTTATCGATTGGCACATCATCTCCAATTGCATCTTTTATTTCTGCTGTAAGTTGAGCCCATCCATAAGGAATTTTAATTAATCCACTTAGAACAGCGTTCGATACTGAAGTTGATAGACTAACTTCATTGTTATCCTCAGCACTTTCAATAAGTGTTTTATCAATAGATGCTTTTTTAAAACCTGGACTTCCTTTAGGTAATTCTTCTATATCTGTTTCTGTTTGTTTTAATTTTTCTACTTTTTTATTATAAACATCTATCTTATCTAAAGTAGTTTTAATGTTAGGATTAAAAAAATCTAGTGCATCAAATGCAGCATCTAGTTTTTTCTTTCTTTCTTCTGTTAAAAATTTGTCAGCCACTGGCTACCTCCTAATCCTGGAAGTCCGCTATGTCGACTTTTGTAAATGTTAAACCGTCAGCTCCTAATTTATAAAAAGATTTATCCGATATATTAAAGTAAACTTTATTAGGTCTGTAACCTATTTTTTCTCCAATGTTATTTAGTGTCATACTTCCTGTTTCATCTACATCAACGTACACAGAATCAATGTATGTAGTTTGAGTGTCGAATTGATCTATTAAATCTTTAGGATATTGACCATGAATAACTTTAGCTTCGTGTTCAGCTAACGTTCTAGCACCTAAATTATTTCCTTTAAAGTTTGGATCTTGTAAATTTTTATTAAATAACGTGTCAACTGTTTCATTAAACATTGCTTCATCCGTTTTTAAACTTTCTTTACTCATTAAGGATTTTCTAATTAAAACATCGTACGCTTCATTTTGATCTTTAAAAGGTTGTTGAGTGAAAGGATTCGTAGCACCTCTTTTAAACATGTATGTAGCTTCTTCCCATAATTTATTTTTATCATCATCACTAATTCCTTCAAGTAAGCTAGCTACAGTCGCTCTACGATCTGAAGCTGCTTGATCGGCAGCGGCACCTTCATACATTTTTTGTTGTTGAAATTGTCCAAAAGGTTCTTTAGCTGCAGATGCGGCTGTAGATAATAAACCTCCCTGTGGTGACATACTTGCAAGATTTAATCCTGTATTAATTAAAAAATCATTAAACGCTGTGCTTGCACGTGGTTCAGCAGCTGGTGCTAATTGATTTAAAAGAGCTAAGTCTTGTTGAACTTGAGCAAGTTTACCATATTTATACCCTTGTCTAGAAGCTAGGCCTGAAGTAATGCCTTCATTGGCACTACCACCTTTTCTAAACATAGGTCTATGCATGACTCTTTTCATTAACTATACCTTTTGTATTGAGCCAAGTTTCCTAAAACTCCACTACCCACACCAGCTATTCCTAACGCAGTTTGCAACGGAGTCGGGTTAGGTGTAACTTGAGATTGGAATTGAGCAGGATAACCAGCTAACATAGAACCAAGTCCAGATCCTAGATAACCTAATCTTTCATAAGGTTCGTAAGCTTTTAATCTTGCTTGTTCTCTTTCAGCATCAAAGATAGCTTGTTGTTGAGCTTGTTGAGTCGCGCCCGCTGACCCTAAACTTGCTACATCTGTTTGCTGTAATTGTGGTACCATTCCAGCCATTTGCATTTGATTCATGTATGCTTGCTGTGCTGCTTGCTGAGCTTGACCAAAATTTTGTTGTAATAATCCTGATTGTAATAGAGCTCTGTTTAAATCTGATTGTGTTTGATACTCTGCTCTCATAACACCTTCACGTCCACCACCTAAGTTTCCTGTTCTTGTAGCCATGTCAGCTATACCTAATATTCCTTTGTCAGCTTGCTTATCATATGCATCCATAGTTGTTTTGATAACATCTTCTTGGTATGGAGACATAAAATCTGTGTAAGCTGATGGTCCTGTGTAAGCTGAAGCTTGTGTAATGTAAGGTTGGTATGCACCAATCCCTTGTCCTTGAGTCGTGGCTCTTGTGTAAGCATCTAATTGAGCTTGATCTTGTGGTGCTACTTTAGGAGCAAACGCACCAGTTTCTAAAGGAGCTGCTCCTACTGCTCCTAGTCTTTTTGCATAATCTTTTGTTACGTCCGTTAAAAACGGCGCTGGTAAAAGTTGTGATTGTTGTACAGCCATTATACTACCTCGCTTAATCTTTCCGAAACTTCAAACATATCTGAAGCTCCTTGTTGTCTTTTATTTTTAGCTTCTAATTTTTCCATGAGATCTTCCATACGTTCAGCTCCTTTATCAATATCTCCATCTCCTGCACCTCTAACAGCATCAGCTGTCATTACGAATTCATTAACGCTCAATCTAGCTGGAACGTCATCAGCTTTTTCTTCAGCTCCTAAGTCAACAAAGCCACCAGTTTCTCTGTAATCTTTTTCCATACCACCAAGGTCCATGATCCCTCCTTCTTGAGCTGGTACTCTTCCGCCTTGATTAAAAGTTAAACCTGGATTTAATAAAGGCACTATTTCATCTGTTGTTAAATCACCTCTACTACTAGAGTATATACCATCTTTTAAACCATATTTTCCGATAGATCCTGCTGGAATTTGAACTATAGTTCCGTCTGATAATGTAATATTACTACCACCACCAGCATACCCAATTCTTCCGCCTTGAGCACTTTTCTCTCTTATATATTCTTGAAGGTCTTCATACTCGTCATCAGTTAATTCACTTAATGGTTTTTTAAATATCATTAAAGACATTTGATTTAATTCATCTCCTGGACTTGGATTAGAAGCCATCATAATTGGACTTCCACCCTCAGCCATGTACATTTGACCTACGTCTCCTTGACGATATAAATCTGCTTGTTTCATTACTTCTGTTATACCACCTAGTCTATCTTGCATCGCAGTTTTTCTAGCATCCTCTAATGAATTTTTTGATGGAATAGATTGACCACCTGAGTAGTATCCAATTCTTCCACCTTTAGCTGCATAAACATCTGTATCTTCAACAAGGTCTAATCCATATTTTAAATTAACACGTTTAATTTCTTCTACATCTCCAGAACCAACAGCAGCTTTTACTTCAGCTATCATGTCATCATAATCAAAATCAAATTTTAAATCATCCATTCCTGCTATATTACCAAGACCTTCTTGTTCACTACCCATTCCCATTCCTGTGAATGGAATTAAAGATGCTGCAGTCATAGCTTTCAATGGAGAAAGTTTTCCAGCTGCTCCTAAGATTCCTTTTGTTGCTGGTGTCATATAACCTTTTGAAACAGGGCCCATATATTTACCAGGTGCTCCAACCATAAATTTTTTAAAACCAGGAAGTATGTTTCCCGGGCTAAATCCAGCAGCTCTGTTTGGTCCAAAAAAATTACCGCCTCCTAGCTTATACATTGCAGCCGCAGTTAATGCAGCTTTACCTACATCACTTCCTAAAACTTTTTTAATTGGTCTTGTAATTTTTTTAATAATACTTCCTAAACCATATCCAGGTCTTCCACCTTCAGCCATACCGGACATAGCTTGTTGTTTAAATTGTTCAAAAGATATTGGTTGTAATCCTTGTTCTTGCATTTCAAATACGTATTTTTTATACTCTTCTACAAGTAATGGATCTTCTCCAGCAGCCATTTGCATAGGTGCTTGTGGTCCTTCATTACCTCTATATTTGATAGAAGGAGCCCCTGTTTGTAGTTCTTCTGAAATCTGTAAATCTGTTATTGCCATAATTTTGTCTAATTTAACGTTAAAGGCAGGCGTATAATTCCTGAGCATATACTTTACTATGTTTTTAACAACATAGCAAGGTCTGGCATGATTACTTTTACATCTCTTCGGATGTCTTTTTCATCAATTCCTTTAGCTTTCCACTCCTCTTCAGTCTTGTATATCTCTCCTGTTTTAAGGTTTGAGATAGTAGTAATTATTTCTTTAGGTTCAAAAACGGGTACTTCTTTACCCTCTACTAAAGTTGTTTTCATTATGATATTATCTCCTTATTAATATTTAGATAACTAATAGCCACATCAAAAGAATCAGAACTACTAGATTGAACAGTTAAATTTGTCCCTCCCTCAACCACCATTGGCATCGTCAATAATTCTGTCGTTACGTTAGCTGTCAAAGCAGCTGATTTAATAGCTGTTATAGAGTTGTTTATAATAGTCACCGTTGGAGTTCCTGCTGATGTTACCTTAATAGATTTAAGTATATAGGTTTCAGTGCTAGCTGGAGAACTAGCTCCAAACATAGTTAATGCCGCTCCGCTGGTACTATCATCTACTCCGTAAAATTTATATTGATTAACAACAGCCATTATTCCATGAAGAAAGCTTTAGCTTCTATCTCCTGTTTTAAATCTTGTTGAAAAGTAGTATTTAATTTTTCAACAATTGCGTCTAAATCTCTTACTAAAGATTGAGCTACATCCTGTCTGTATTCAGGGCTGGCTCTCGTTAATGTTTGTACTATCTTTGCCATTAAGATTTATAACCTCTCATAATAGCAATCTCTTCATCATCTGGATGGTAGTTTATAAATGGATAAGGTTCATTTCTTTTGTCATATTGTCTAAGAAAGCTACGTGGTAAACCAGTTGCATAATTTCGTAATCCGGATAACCATTCATAATTTTTTCCTTCTAAACCTTTGAAAGAGGTTGCTCCTACAGGAAGAAAAGATTCTCCCGAATAAGGATGAGTGTCAAACGTTGTTGCCCACGGACCCATCTTCTTTTCTTTTTGTAGTCTCAAATCATCTATTCCCATGATACCACCCCACATTGAATCCGCCATTGGGGATTTAGAAAATACGGGTTTACTCATTAACATATCATCTAGGTTGTACAAACTTGTAGGTTTTTGAAGCGGAATTATATTTTCTTCCATAGGAATATTTCTTATTCCACTACCTCTTCCTTGATCTACAAACACATCACTCATTTGTCTCGGTCTTAAATTTCTTATATAATCTTGTAAATAAGGAGTATCTCTAAAGTTTTGAAAACCTCCTGATAAAAATCCTAAAAAAGGATTTACTGCTCCCATAATACCACTTAATATATTTCCTCCATATTGAGAGAATCTTGATTGAAATTGTCCAGTCGGTGTTACAGGTCTATAACCTCGACTAAATACATTATCTAAAAATGAACCTGTGTATTTTTGTGTTGTATAATCTTGTTTCTCCATTGGATCAGCTAAGCTACCTCTGCCTCCTCTTCCCACACCTGCCGCTATATCTCTTTGCGCCATAGTTGGTGGAGGACCTGCCATTATTCGTTCTTCACGCGGACTTCTATCTGGTCTTGATGGTCTTGATGGTCTTGTCGATCTTGCTGATGGAGGTGAAAAATCTGGTTGGGAAGCATCCATTCCTCCCCCACCTTGAAAAGGTACTCTCATTATTCCACCGTCAGCTTTTTGAATTTTGCTTCCATAAGTTTCAGTCCAGTCTCTTGCGATCTCTGGTTCGTTAGCAAATAAATATCTTCTTTGTTTCTCAGATTTAAACGGCATTATCTTCTTCCTCCTGCATGTACATCTAACCTAAAAGTCCCCAATTTCCAATTAGAATCTACAGCTGTATTTGCTATCTTAACTGCAACAGATCTACCTCGTGCTCTACAAGATTGATACGTAGTAGAAGATGTAATGGTAAAAGGTCCTAACGTTGAACTAGCTGCTGTTTCATTTGGAAAATCTCGCAAATTTAGTGTAACAATAGTATTACCTGCTTGAGTTATAAAGTCAGGTAAAAATCTACTAACTCTCATCATATATTCCCCATCTCCTCTAAACGTAATTCCTTGTCTTTGATCTTGAGTAATGTCAAAATCTCCAGATAATATGTTAGCCGGTATAGCAGCTGTTGTTCCTATTTTAATTTGATTAGTTCCTTTTTCATGCTCATAGTAATAAGTGACTCCATCACTATTTCCTTTAACATCAAAAGAAGTATCTGTGTCGGCATCATAATATGTTGCATGTGGTAAACCAAATATTGCTGAATCCTGCCAAGTAGTTCTAGGCCATAATGAGTTTGCATTAGTATACCATATAGGTCTATTAACCGTAGAATCTAAATAACTATAAAAGACACATCTATTATTTACATTTGAATCTGATGTTGGATAGAACCACATTACTTCACCAAATAAGTTATTAACTCCACAACATATCATTTGATTAGAAGTAGTATTAAGATCATCATAAACATAATCCTCTACTAAACAATCTAAAGATTCTAGTTTACCAGTAAATCTAAAGAAGCCATTTTCAGACATCCAATAAGCTGCTCCGTCAACTTCAACCGCTGCGTTTTTACCTATCAATCCACAGTTCGTTCCTACTTGTTCGAATGCGAAAGTAAAAGGTTGACCTACAAAACGCATGGTAAATAATGAGGTATCCGTCCATACGTAAATTGCATTTCTTCCAAGTTCAGCTCCCATGATCCGTGATCCGGCAGCCAGTCTTTGTGTACCAGCGGTATTAGTTGCGGTAGGTGCCCAAGTAGATAATGTTTCTTGAGACGAAAATCTTATAAACATATCATCTTGTGTATCAGTATCACCAATCGTTGTTTCAGTTCCAAATAAAACTAAGTGACGATCCGGTGTTGATACAATCATATCTCTAGATGCTGTAGGTGCACCTGATATAATAGTTGCTCTAGTTGCTGTTGCATTTGATGCATCAGAATCCCATTCAAATACCGAACCATTAACAATTAATGCAATAAGTTTAGCTCCATAGTTATCTAAGGACCATAAACCTGGTTCAGCAACTTTATCCGTGGTTGCTGCAGCTTGACCCCATGCCGCATAGTCACTTGTATTAGTAACTGTTGCACCATCAGAATGAGCTGCTCTAGTTGTTCCTCTAGCTGCTCTGGTAATTCCTGTTAAAGTTGTGCTTCCTGAAACTCCTGTATAAGAAATCTCTTCGGTGCCAACTAAAATATAATTCGTTCCTGTTGTTGGGAATCCTGTAACTGAATCTAAAACGATACTGGTTCCTGATCCACCTGTTCCATAAACATTATCTCCTAAAGCTCCATCTAAAGTATTAGTTTGAGGGTTAGTAACTGTACCACCAAATTGAGATATACCCCAACCATAAACTCCTACCTGTTCAGCGGGACCTACGTGGTAATATCTATAATAAGTAATTCCTCCTGATTCGCTTGCACCCGATCCTGATTCGGTAGACTCTGCTTCAATAGTAAGAGTGGTAGTAGTAGGTACAGACGCAACCATAAATTTTTTATCACAAAAATCAGATGCGCTAAAATTTGAATTAGTAATAGAGGTAAATGTAGAAGAATCTCCAAATAAAATAATGTCTCCTGCTACAAAGCTATGTGCTGATGAAAAAGTTAAAGTAACAGTTGCATCACCATTAGTCGTACTAAATGCATTTGTAATTGCTGTGCCTGATGGATTAGTTAAAGGATGAATATCATAATAAACTCCTCCAGAATAAACATATAAAATTCTATTGGTTCCTAAAACGGCATATTTAATACCTTCTTTATTAACCATATGATGAAGCGCTCGAGTTGGACCTGTTAATTTCTTATCTCCTAAAGATTGCCAACCACCTATCTTTTCAGGGGTTCCATATCTAAAACGCACATTTTCACCACCCGTCCATTGTGCTTCGGCTCCGGTAGGTGTAATTTGTTTATTAAATCCTGGTAAAAATCCTATCTTTTGTAGCATAAGCTCCCTATTATATAAGCTTTTTCATTATTTGCTATATACTATTTTGATAGATAATTAAAGGTTATAGTTTCTTCTCGTTAGGTTTTAAGAAGCTTTCTCCTGTAGTAATATCAAATGCTAAAGTAATGCGTTCTTTATCATCCATAACAGTATCTGTATAATGAGGAATATTAGCACTAAATAAGGTTATTTTTCCTACTTCATTTTTACTCTTATAAATTCTTTGATCTTTCCCAGCAAAATATTTTAAAGGATCAATATAATAAGTATGGGTGGTCATAGATGAGACACAAAGATGACCTGATATATAAGCTTTATGGCTACAGTCATGTAAATGAGTTTGAATTTTTTCTCTTTTTCTCATTACATTAGCCCAACATTGTATTTTAAGATCACCGGGAATAGGTAATAAAAGAGTAGTTAAAAATTCTTTAGTATGTAAAAGAATATATTTTTGTAATTTTTTTATTTCTTTATGATTCCATTTTAATACGTTAAATTTTTGATGGCGAGAAGTTAAACTTTTACTTCCTAATTTAGTTACCCCATCACTGCCTGAAGAATATTTTTTAAGTATTTCTTTTTCTTTTTTTAAAATAAGAGATTCTATAGTGTTAAAATCTACTTCTTTAATAATATTTTCATAGAGATAAAAACAATAATCTATAGCAAAAGCAGATTGTTTTAATTTGTCATTTTTTATAAGGATTATTTGTTTCATATTACCATACCCAACTTGCAAAAGAAAAACGAGTTCCTTGTGTTACGGCCGATACTCGATGAGTATATATAAAAATAGATGGAAAGATAAGAAGATCTCCTGCTTTTAACTTTAAAATTTTTTCTTTAGAATCATTATAAAGTATAAAATTTCCTCCTTTAAAATTATTATTTAACAATCCAACTACACTTAAAATTGGAATACCTTTTCTATCTCCGTCAAATAAAGATTGAACATGATCTGCATGGAAGACCATTTCTTTACCTGCTAAGTATTTATTATAACGAGGTTGAGAAAATCCTTGCCACCTAGTAAAATAAGGAGAATTAATATAAGTATAATAATTTTTAATACCTATCCATAATTGTTTTAATAATAAATCATTAGAAGGAATTAATTCACTAGACATTAAAGATTCAGTTTCTCCGCTTCTATCCGTAGACACATCGTTATTGGGGTTATAAAATAAGTTAGGAGTAAAATTTAATGTTTTAACTTCTTTTAAAACTTTATTACAAAATTTAGTATTAAAAAAATTTGGTTGAATATAGATATAGTCTTGTATAGTAGTTTTCATTTCCACATAGGTCCTCGAGCCCAATAAACTAAAACCTTTCTTTCTCCTTTTTTAACTGTTTGTACTTGATGAGGAAGAAAAGAAGGAAAAATTAATAATGATCCTGGTTTACTTATTAAATCAATTGATTTATTTTTTTCTCCCCACAACATAAAATTTCCTCCTTTAAAAGGTTTATCAGAAACATTTAATATACAAGTAAGTTTTGGAACTTGATAATCATTTTGTTTAGCACCATCAATATGTAAGTCATATTTTCCTTTTGTCTTAGAAGAATAAGTAGTGAGATGTAACTCAACATTGTCAGGGATGTGTTGAAATAAATTAAAAGCAAATTTATCATTATTAACTTGATGTATTATATCAGTAAAAGTTCTTAACTCTTTTCTTAAATAACCATAATAACATATGTCTACATTGGCGTTTTTTCCTAAACTAGGATTATCTTTAATATCACGAGTTTGATGTTGTTTAATTTTTTTAACAATGTTATTTTTTTCTTCTAAAGTTAAAAAATTTTCATGAATATAATAACGACATTTCATTTTATTCTTTCGGTAAAATAATATTCCATTCTAAATTTTTTATTATATCCTCAATATATATTTTAACTGGTTCATTATTTTTACGTTGTAATTTTCTTAAAAAATTATGTAGTTCATATTTATCTATTAAGACATAATCATCATCTCTTTCAAAAACAAAAACATCTGCTTTACTAGCCGTACTACCGTATTTTCCTTCTTCATTATCAGTTAAAGTTATCATAGGATTTAAATCAAATTTTAATCTTTTATTAGATCTATTTTTTAAAATTCCTTCAACGTGCCATCCTTCTTTTACTTTAAAATCTGGATATCTAA